CGTCGCATTACATTATTGCTGGAATTGACGCGGATATTTATCGTCCTTTGCCCGCCGTTGTAGGCGTTGAAGCCTTCCATGATGAACCAATCGTTATCAGCTAAATCGACGGCAAATCGCTGAAACTGTCCGTTGATCGCCGCCTGTCCATCGTTTGCAGCCTTGATAGTGATCGGGTTCGCCTGCGTACCGTTGAGACCGGACGGCGGGGCAATCGTCGATGTCGATCCGGTATAGGTCCCGTTAGCCATGATGATTGTCGAGCCTGGGCTAACGGTTGACCAGACATTGGCTAGTAAGCACCGATTGGCGTCACTGCTACAATTCGCCGAACCCTGAGCCGTAGCGCCGACAAAATGTGTCCCTGTTGGGGCTGCGCTTGTTGCCTGTGAACCCTCTGCACTGGTGCCGGTATTGTTTGCAGCATCGACGCCGTCCATCACCCAGTAATAAGTGGTACTCGGCGATAGTCCGGTAACGGCAATCGTGACCGGCGAAGTGACACCGCTCGAAACCGATGTTTGCGAGGTGTAGGTTTTAGTCGCTGTGCCGTACCGCACCTTGGCGCTGAAAGTCGTGCTCACTGCGTCGGTAACCGTACACTGAACCGAGAAGGAACTGGATGTAACAGAGATGGCTGAACAGGCGGTGACGCTCGGCGCCGTGGTATCAGGAGGCGGAGAACCGCCAAGATCGGGAATAGCCGTTGAGGAAAACTTTAGCCTACCCCATTGGGCCATGTCGGTGACGCCTGCCGCGCTACTGCCAAACGCGATTTTCAACTTGGTCGGTAGTCCTGTATCGGTATCGACCACGCTAAATTGTCCTATCACCACGCTGCCTGCGGCAATGTCGTGGCCCAGATCGGCAGATACGAAAATGCGATAGCTCGCGCCAGGAATGGTTCGAGTAGCCGCTACGTTCAAGACGCGAGCAGCATTCTCACCGCAACCCGTTCTGTCAAAGTCGATCTTTGCAGGGGGGTTTTGTAGGTTGGCAACCACGCCAAGAACATTTAGATCGCAAACTTGATTGCTGTCACCGCGCCACCGGATATCGACCTTATCCATCGCGGTGTCAATCAGAGTAATATCTTCGTCGCTCAAGGATGTAAGCAGCACTTCGGTATCAGGCACTTCGAATCGGCAGTAGAGCTTTTTTGTCGCGGTCGATTTCCACAAACACCTGCCGACTGTCGTGGTTAATTCCCCGCCCGAAGAATCGTAACCGGTGAATGGAATTGCCGTGGCGTGCAGCCAATGGTCTGAGCTTTCGGTTGGCGCCGCGTTGACGCCAAGATTCAAAACTTCGTAGTCAAAGGTTCCACCGCCCGCACCCCCAGACGCGCACAACGGTGCGGCAGTGGAACCCGCAACGCGCAAGAATAGACAATCCAGGTCGATCGGATGCTCGGCCATAAAATAGAAAATAGTGTCGCCGTTCAACGTGAAGGTCCGTGCGCCACTGCCGTTTAGCTGATTGCCAAAATTGACGGCGGTGTCCGCCGATCCGATCACCTGCCAGGTCCAAGTGCCGACCGGATTGAGCCAGCTCCCAGTCGTTCCGTTGTCCGGCGCAAACTGCAATGGCGAGGTGGACACCCACAATGGCCTGCGCGTGCCGCCGGTTCGCTGTCTCACCTCTAACGTATAAGTCCCCGACGTTACGCTCGCCGCCTTACAGGCAATGGCGCCAACGTTGAAAGGCACCTGATCCTTTTTCACCCCCGTGCCGTCATCGGCGGCGGTATCGGCGAATGTAGAAAAATCAATGAACTGACAGTCGTTGATATGCGCCGCATAGTCGCTGCTCACCGCAGTGAAAGCCGTGACGATATTGGCCGGTGTGCGGGTAGATGAGCGCATAATATTCAACGTTGCCTGGGAATCAGACACCCAGAGTAAAAATAGAAACAATGCGCACAGGATTGAAAAACGTTTCATGGTTGTCCTCATTGGATCGTGTACGTCAGCATGAATTTTGCCACGCGAATATCCGCGACCTGCGCCGGAGCCGCGGTCACTCGCGCGCGTAGGTCAACGCTGGCGCTAGCCGCGCAGGTGCCGTTGAGTGTGATCGCCGCAGTGGTTACATGCTCCTCGGCGTTCTGCGCCGCCCACGACGTAAACGAAGCATCTTGGGATCCTGTGGTGTTCATCGCTGAACGCGCATCGCCGTCCCGGGTGCAGTGCCCGTTGATACCCAGGGTGAAAGTTCCCGACGGCGCAGCATTGACGTTGATAGCAACCGCAGTCACCGTCACCGTGCCACCGTTATAATTAGCAGGCATCTTTAGACCGAACGTAATCTCATCACCCGTGGTATCAGCGCAGGTCACATAGCCGCGCGGGTATCCGCTCGCCGGTATCGTTGCGTCAGCCAGAACGCAATTGCCCGCCACGCGAGCAGCGTCGACGTCGATGTAAACCTGTCGCGTGCCTGCCGCCTTGGCGTCCACGGAAATGATCTCGTCGGGAGAGCTGCCGCTTTTGGTCACGGCGAATGCGATGGTTCCGCCGGCGCTATTGAATTGAATCTTGCAAGGACCGTTGCAGACCTGTGAAACATCACCGCCGACCTCGACGAGCGCGTCGCCGAAGGCGCCGATCGAGACGAAATTGGAACCGGCGCCACGGCCCAAGTACCAGTTATTTGGCGAAGTCGAAGTGTCGATATACAGGTGGCAATCGGAAAGCACCGTGCCCGCGCTTGGCGCGCCAGTGCCAACCTGGTAACGGCAATAGATGCCATCGTGGTCGGGATCGGAAAGCCCGGCTAACCCTCCGTGGTCGAATTGCGCCCAGGTGCCGTCGCCGCGCCAAACCGTTGATGAAGCAGCACCGGTCCCACCATTTAAATTCGCTACGCTCAGATTTCCCGTGACACTATTGGCCAGGTCTACCGCGGTCCATGCGCCGTCGCCGCGCCAAAATGTGGTGCTAGTAGCATTAGTTCCGCTGTTAAGTCTGCTTGTGGGCAGGTTGCTCGTGACCTCGGTCGTCAGATTGACCGTGCCCGGACTGAGTACGCCGCTGTTTAATTTTGCCACTCCTGTCCCGGTGGCTCTTTTGATTGTCTTGCCTCCGGTGCCGCTGAAAAGAGCAGCCTCGCCGTCAATCGATACGCCCGTGTTAGAGAGCACATCGCCGCTGCCGCCACCACCGCCACTACTGATCGGCTGCCATGCCGCACCGTCGTAAATACAGAGCACCCGATTTGCGCCACCCCCCGCAGAACAGGTTGTCGCGGTGTTCGCATCCGTCACGATAACCGCTCGATTAGTTCCCGGCGTGACGGGTAGCGTTGCCACCGTATATTCCTGCAAGCGAGCGATTACTCTCGCGCTGGAATCGAGCGCGGCTACACCACTAGCGGTATCCCTGCCGATTTGTGCATCGCTCGCCGTACCGCCGAGATTCGAAAAGAGCGGCTGTGCATAGGAAATTATTCCACCTCCACTAAGCGCCGTGGCAAATTGATTTGATGGTGCGGTAGATGGGACGACGGTCGCTGAATTGGCGTCTGGTATAGTAATTGTGCGCGGGGCCGTGGGATCAACGATAAAGAGGCTGACGGCGTTAGCGTCTACTGTTTCTCCATGAAAGACGAGCGGCGTTTCGCCGAGCAGGTTTTTTGTGCTTAGGTCTAGGTTTGTCGCCAGGCCGACAGTAACCTGTGGCCCAGTACCATTGATCACGGAAATTTCGTTAGGCTGGCCTAACACGGCGGTAACGTCACCACCTCCACCCGCGCCGCCCTGCAACGTCCAAACATTTGTTGATGTACAGGCATACGTATTTTGCCCTACTGTGGCATCGGTCTTGAAAAAATAATCACCGATGGTGCAGGTCGCAGGAAGTGACGTGCCTGTCTTGATCGGCGCCGTGACCGTCTTGCCGGTGATCCTGAAAGTCGAAGCGATGGAAAGTTGCGGCGCCACCCCCGCACCCGTGGACGCTATTTCATTAGCCGTTCCCTGGACGTTGATCTCGGCATCACGCGCGAGGGCCGCAGGAACATCGCCGTCCACTATGGCGCGAAATCCCGGCGCCGCCGCACCGCCGCTTGTTGGGCCGGCCAGAATCGTATTCGCGCTCTGATTGAGAAATGCGATGGTCAGGTTGGAGCTCAGCGCACCGCCGCCACCGAGGGGCGATGTCGTGCTGACCGTGCGCGCTTGCGTGACCGCAGTGCCACTGATCTTCGCCGCCGATAGCGCGGCATCAGCGACATGAGTGTTACCGATACTGTCAGCGGCGACGAACAGGTCGATGTTGCCAGCGCTGGGATTGGTGCAAGTGATAGAGCTAGTCGTTCGGCAATTGATCGGATCGTTAGTCGTGACGTTGGTGCCGTTTGTCTGGAACTGCGAACCGCCCGCGCTCACCGCGCAACTGGTCTTGCCGCCGGAAGTCGAACACGACACGCCGGCGCCGGTAAAGTTCAGCGTCGTCTCCTGGCCGAGATTGCTGCCCTCGTCCTGGATGCGATTGTAACCCGCCCCGGTGATCTCGACCCAGGCGCCGGACTGATATTTCTTCAGCGTGTTGGTTGACTTCTCAAAACAGTAGTCATCGCCCTCGACAGGTGTCGGCACTTGCGTGCTACAAGTCGTGACGACCCAGACCTCGGCGCGAGCTTCGAAACTGAACGCGAATAAGATCGCCAGAATGTAGAAAAATCGTTTCATCCGATAATCCTGATATCCAATTCCCCGCCGCCGGCCGGCGCTTCGACGTTGAATCCTAGCGTCAGCGTGTTGGCATCCCGTGAGACCGTTCGCGTCCTAGTCAGCCAGCTCGGCGTCGCCCTGGCGACCACTGCCGCCGCATCATTCAAATTATGTGTGACCACTTTTGTCAGCGCGCCCTCCGGAACAGTCTGGGTTTCGGCGTAAACGCTCATAATTCCACCGTTCCCTCGACGATGGCGTTGCCCGGCGCTTCCACGTCAAAATTGAGCACGGTCGTGTTAATGGCTTTGGAGGCAAACGCAATCGCGGTCAGCCAATTGCAGATAGCGTGAATTCGGTGCGTTGCCGTGCCAATGTTGTGCGTGATTGTTTTCGTCAACTGTCCAGCCGTCACTCCAACACTGAACGGCACAATGGTTCCCGTGCTCGGCGCCGATCCCGACGCGAGGATTTCCAAGTCGAGCATGACCTGCCACATCGGACCGACGCTGTTAAGCGAATAGTTATTGAGCTTGGGCGCTTTGCGAAATTGAAACTCAACCGTCGCGCCGGTACGCGGCAGCTTCCATTCGAACGGCAGTGCGCCATTTTTGAGAGTGATCTCGAAAAACTCCGCGAACACGTTGGCCTGGACATTGGTAAGCTTGAGCGGAATCTCTAACGGGCGAATCCCCGCCGTGTAGCGGTTGCGCCGCTTCGGGATGCCGGCCTCCATCTCTGTCATCAGCAGCGTTTGGGGTAGCTGCTCGGTCGCGCCGATCAGGGAATATTGGGGTAAAGATACCGGCCAGATCGCAGCCATCAGCGTCGTCTCTCCGCAACGAATTCCAGATTCCAGATTCCAGATTCCAGATTGCTCCGGTCCAGAATTTGGAATTTGGAATATGTAATTTGTAATTTCATCTAGCGATCCGCCGCCGCCTGTTCGGCCATTCTTAACTCGTACTCGAACGCGCCTTCATTAGTGTTTCTCAGCCGATCCGCCAGGAGTTTCAGGACACCGATCAAACGCTCCTGGCGGGTCTGATATTTCTGGTTGATCTCGACCAGCTTGCGCAAATTGTCACGCTCGGTTTTCCACGCCTTCGAATAACTATCCAATTCAGTAGCCAGCCAATCGATATCATCCCGCGAGATCGTGCCCTGTTCAAAGCGGACTTTAATTTCGTCGAATTTATTTCTTTCGGCGTCGATCATTATTTGCCTATCGCAAAGACCTGGGCTGTAGAGCTGACCCCAGTACCCGCACCTGTGATGAACGCGGTCACCGAGCTTAGTCCTGGCGTGCCGAACGTGACTAGACGCGCGGTATCACCTAAAACATCATTACCAGAGACGTGATAAACGGCAGTTGAAAACGGAATTGGAAAAGTCCATGTGCTGTCACCGACGGCATCAGTTTGGACAAAACCCCATTGTAAAATCAAACCGAAAGGGAATCTGATATATCCCGAAGTGGCTAAAGTTTGATCGGGCGGCAGAAAACGCGAAATCTCAACCCAGGTTGTTCCAGAACGTCGAAGCAATAAGTAGTGTTCAGTCGTACTCAAAATCAAATTTGCGCTACCGATTAAGAGGATCTGGCCATTGCCGCCTTGACCGTGACGCACAGTTACGTCGCGCGCGCTATTCTCGGGGTGAATTAAAAGTAGTCTGCCATCGGGATGATTCGCATAGTCGATATGATCGAGATCATCGGATGCAGCATCTGCTTCAGTGTCTATTCTATGGACCCCGGTAGTAGGGGTTACACTGCCGCCCGAAATGGTCAACTCGGTCTCGGCGCCGCCGCCAAGCAACTCCGCGATGACACCGCGCAGATCCTCGAAGGCGACTTTCATCTCACCCTCGGTGCGCCCGCCATCGTTCAGATATCCGGCAATCGGGAGAACGCTCATTTTAGTATCCTTTCACGTGCGCGTCGATGAGTCCTTGGGTCAGCGTGTCGGAAGTGGTGAAGCAGCCGACCAAAGCGCTTTGTTTATCCAGGGTCATCACCCTCACCGCGCCGCCGCCGTCGTCTTGCAGGCCGTAGGTGATAGTCTTGATGGCGCGATAGGTTCTGCTCAGCGGCAACCGGGTTCCGCCTGCGGCGATCACGATATCGTTGAAAAATTCGTCAATGTCGGCCACGTCGAGTTGGGCAATCAGTTGCAGCAACTTGCCCTGTAACCCGCTCGTGACAGTTACTCTGATTCGATACTGCTGATTGCCGACGATCAATTCACCAGGCCAGAGTTGAAAGTCGGGGTCGGCCATCCAGAAAAGATCGCCGTCATTGCCCCAAAACAGATTGTCGTCGCCTTTAGCCCAAAACGGCCCGTCGCTGCCGGCGGCGTATTCGGCTTTCCAGGCCCCGCCCTCGGTGTCGACGTCGAGAAGCAGTCTGGCGCCGATGTCCAATATTTCCGGCGTGAGTGTAAACTCGTAGGTCAGATCGCCGAACTGCTCGCCCCAAAATGGTTGCGTGTCGGCGTGCCAGAACGGCGCGCTGTCGTCGGTCCAAAAACTGCCATGCCAGAAGTTCGTCGCGTCATCGGTCCAGAACGGGTTACCATCGGCGCTCCAAAACAAGCCCGACACCGGCCGCGCCACCAAATCGCCCGCGATGACAACGCCATTGTGCGAACCGAACCAGTCGAGGGCGCGCTGATCGAGGGAGATAATTAAATTGCGAATCTCCACATCGCCGAGATTGCGAACGACTACCGCGGCCTCGACGCTCTCGTTGCCGGCGCCGTCGATCGCCTTGATCAAGAAAGTTTGCAGACCTTGGGCGATATCACCGATGAAAAACGGCGACTCTTTCCAAACTCCGGTATGGATCGGAGCAGCGCTTCCCCAGTGGCGGTTGTTGCCCTCGTGACGGCGCAACAGGAATCCGTCAAGATCGTTGGGCCGCTCGGGATAGAGCCAGACTAGTGTTTGCCCTTCAAATAAAAATGTAGTTACGTCCGGCGGCCGCGTGGTCTTGCCGACAACGACATTATTACTGACTTGCGCCCACGGCGACGCCAGCGAAAAGGTCGTCTGGATCGCCCTGACAGCAACGTCATACGCCAGGCCGTCATCAACGGGAAAGAAGCTTATCTCCCGGGCCTGGAACGGACTGTAAGGAAGCACTACCCAATCGGCCCCTGCAATGCTTCGCCGATAGCGACCCTGGAATTGAATATTTTGGGCCGGAGCTGATGGATAAGTAAAAGTCATAAGAATCCGGCTCGACTGGCTTCCATCGGTATTGGTCAACACAACCGATTCATCCGACAGAACCTGAGAGATGCTTGGTGGCGCGGGTTCACGCGGAAAAACACCCGGTCGAGTAATCTTGGTATCAAATGGCGGGATCGGTCCCGTGTCGGCGAGCTGAATATCAGGAGCGTAGTCGAGCAGGACCAGCCGCGCCGAAAGATCGGGACCGGGAATGATGTCCTTGACGATCATATCGGCGGTCTCTAGGCCAGTCTCACCAAACATAGCGAGATCGCCGATGTTTGGCTGATCATCGCCAGTTATTGGCGCGGTAAAATCGAGCGAGTCGGTTTCGCCGGGCACGTTGACGACCGATGGATAAAATTCAGTCTCTGCCGTGCGAATGCGGAGGCTGTAGTTTTTACCGGCTTCGATGATAAACAATTCATCAAGCGTCACGCCGGTGGCTTGGCCGCTGCCGTCTACGGCGACGGCCTTGATCCTGCCCCAGCCGAGGCCGAACAGAGGGACGTCATGGGCGAGACGGACGAGATCTCCCACAGTACAAACGAGGTTTTCGATGTCCGTCGATATCTCGTGGATCTCTGGCCGCAGCCTGGCAGTGGCGATATGGTAACGGCCCTCCTTCCAGGCGATGTCTTTGTCGATGATGCCGAACAGTTCTAGGACTTCGAATTTTTCCGCCAGCGGCAGCGAGCTCGGATTGCCAAACGCGTCGACTCTGCCGCGGCCATCGGCGTAGTCCCAGGAATAGCCATCGTCTAGCACGATCCACTCATCGGGCACGGCATCGGGGACGGTGGCAGAACCGTTTTTAAATCGCACCTTCAAACCATGGGGAAGATCGCTAAAACTCTTCGATCCTTTATAGTCCCAGCTATTTTTCGGCGTGAAGTGCTGAACAGCGACCGACTGAGTGACATCGAAAACGACCGAGTATTTGCCCTCCTTCATCACCTTGCGCGCGCGTGAGCTGGCGGCGATATCGCGGGTCAGCTGCGGCACGGTAGCACGGGAGTCCAGAACAAAATCGAATGTCCGCCCCTCGGCGTCGTTCTTGTCCGCCCATTGTTTGAACGTAGACAAATCCAAGCGGCTGTCGCCGACCGGGCGTTTGTTGCCGCCGTATTGACTGCGCAACACCTCGGCTTGCGCCCAGGCGTGGTTGCGCGTCGCCTGGGTCTCCCACGCGGTTCCGGTCCAGACTGGCAATAGAGATTGGGCGACGATAGAGAAGCGATCGACGATGCCGTTCAACTGATCGCTGGCTTTGATGCGCAGCGCGATTTTCGCCAGCCCTGGCATGCTGATCGGGTCGACATAGGTGACGGTGCGCAGCACGGACCAAAAAGTACTGTCAACTTCATTGGTGAAACTCTCATCGGGCGGAAATGTCCTCGCTATTCTCACGTCATATTGACCATGGGGGACTGTCCATCGACGTGTTCGTCTGACTTCCGAGGCGCTGGCATCTTCGAGAGTTTCTAAAAATGCCGTCTGCCAGTTGTCCTCTCCAACAGGCGAAAACTGTATGTGAATATTCACGCCGCGAACTTTTTTGAAGCCCTGCACATCGAAAGACACGAGGCCCTGTGGGAATATTATATCGACGCTCAATTCGTCCGCGTCCGGCCCGGATCGCCGTGTCTGAAAATTGCCGCTAAAAGTCAGCTTGATCGAAAATCGATCCTCCTTAATCGAGTTGGAAAACAACGTTAGAGGCGGGTCGTTTGCAAATCCCTGGCGTAACTCCATTTCCACGTCAGTAAACTCACTAAGCGGCGTCGCACCGATCTTGAATTCATCGACAAAATATTCGATCGGCCCGTAACCTGGAGTAAATAACATGCGCAGATATTGATCGTTGCCGATGATTTCAGTGAACGGTTCAGCACCAAAATTTGGATAGAACGGCGGTGGCTTACCGAAAATTTTGGCGATCGGGCCATACTTGTTAGCCGCATTTTGAGCGCCGGTGATCGAAAAGGAACTCGGATCGTTAGTCTGTGCGCTTCGAGCTAGCTGGCGTCTGGGTGGCGGCGTGATCGCGTTGCCTATCAGTTTTCCAACTATGCCGCCGAAAGCACCGCCGATCGCGCCGCCAATTGCCGCGCCCAGGCCCCCTACAGCGGCGCCAAGACCGATAGCAACGGCAGTCCCGAGTTCGGCGCCAGCTGCGGTCAAGAGAATGGAGAGGAGCGGGCCGATGAGGCCTTTCGCCGGACCCATCGGGATAATTCTCACAGTGACAACTTGACCGGCCTTCGGCGTGACGTACTCCCACCACTCGCGCATGATGGCGCGGTCGCCGATGGCGACGTAAGCGTTAAAATTCTCGCCGGGATAGATGCCGAGCTCGCGCAGAATCTGCCCAATGCTGCCGCCAGCCGCATACTCGATGTCGATCCGATCATTGCTGAACGGATGTGGGCAACCGATGATGCGGATGTCATCGAGCCGACGTGGCTCGTAGCGGACTAGCTGGGTAGAGGATTCGGAAAACATTTAAACTCGTGCCAAAAGTTCCGGGGGTTCCAACGCGCCGGGCGCGTCTTCCATTATCTTTTTTGCGTTCCCTTTTGCGTTCTTTGCGGCCAACAAATCCGGTCCCTCATATTCGTAAAATCCCGACAGTCGGCGATTCCAGCGCATGCCAATGTACCGATCGACGCAGCTATCGATCCCGTGCTGGGCGTGGAGAAAATAGCCGGGGTCAAATGCTCCTTGGTACGGTGTCGTGACGACTACACCGACGTGGGCAAGATGACCATCGACGATAAAAAACGCTGTTGCTCCCGGCTTCGGTGCTACCGGACGAGCCGTCGGCATTTCGTTTCGTATCAGCCGTTCCAATTCTTTCACGTCAGCCACAGTCTCATAGCGCCCATCGAAGCGCGGCACGTCGCGGTGAAATGCTTCGCGCTGCACTAGCCAGTTCAATCCCCAGCAATCGATGCCGTTGCGGTCGCGGCCCTTTTCTTTGAAAGGAAGCCCGACATAATCGTTCACCCATGGCGGTAAGTTCGGCATTCGTTAGTTCGATAGGATTCGGTTAGCCGCAAAGAACGCAAAGGTCGCAAAATTAAATCCCATAAAAATTAAAACTCCTTTTTGCGTTCTCTGCGTTTTTTGCGGCCATTAGAATAATCCGGGAAAGAGCGCGGGAACGTAGCTGTCGCCGGGAAACGGTTCGTCCTCGTCTTCGAAACTCAACTCGCCTTCGACGACCAACTTGTCGTAAACCGCAGCTTTCAAAAACATATCGAACGGGCCGGCCTCGATGCGGTTAGGTGACGACGCCATGACAATATTCAGGCTGACCATGGGCGAGCTCTGGATAGATCTCAGCGCCTGGACAATCGAACGATCGATGTTGTCGATCCGTAGCCTCACCCTGGCGATCTCTCCTTCTTTTTCGCCTGGCGGCGGCATGTCGAAGGGAAACGCGCTGTAAGTATTGCCGCCGCTGACAACGTCCTCGTTGTTATTCACGACGCGGATCGTGGTCAGATCGGGATGGGTGATGTCCAACAGCACAAGAATCACCTCTCCGGTCTGCTGCGAAAAAAACGCCCTACGGGCGGCCAGGCTAACGTCGCGGGCCATCTCATCCCCTATTTATCGGCGCCCTGCCGAGCGCGTAGGTCGCGCCGATGGCGCGGCCGAGATCGCCATTCCTGCTGACGTTTTTAGCCATCTGTTTAGCGACGCTGACAATGATCTCCTCCGTGTCAAAAGATTTGCGGCGTTCAACGTCGACTGGCTGTCCACCGTAGTTATTCACCGTCACCGTGGTCTTGCCGCCACCCCAGCCGCTCATCGCCCCACCCGCCGCGCCGACCATGCCGCCGGTGTCGTAGCTGCGCCAATTGACCGCCAGGCTGCCGACGCGGCCGCCCTCCGAGAAAGGGGTCGGGAGTCTTTGATTTAGGACTCCCGACCCTTTTCCCACTCCTTGGCCGGCATTCATTTTTTCTAGTCGCGGCAGGCCGATCTTTTCCACCGCGGAGCGTTGCAAAACGAACTCCCCTTCGTGGAGAATCGCCGGCACCTCACCGCCGGTAGCAAAGTGCGGCATCGCGCCATCGAAGAAAGGGGTCGGGAGTCCTGGCCCAAAGACTCCCGACCCCTTTCCCGCGTCAACGGAGCCGCCGAATTCAAAATGCGGCAGTGCTTTGACCTCGCCGCCCTTTTCAAAGAAGCTGCCAATCCAACTGGCTGCACTGCTGAGTATCCCGCCGAAGTCGAAGCCGCCACCGCCTGATTCAGAGTTGGACAACGCCGACAAGCCCTCGGAAATCAGCGAGCCGAGCTGAGAGAAGAAACCGCCAAACCCGCTGGTGCTCTGGTTGGTTAGAGTTTCGAGCCCTGTGGAAATGGTCTTTCCTACCGAGTCGAATAACTCGCCGGCCTGATCGCTTAGCTCGATAGTCCATCCGCTAATGTCTGGAACCTCCAACTGCGCGGGCGCGCGCACGTTGGGAAAGTTTTGAATGTTTGGTTCGAAAGGGGTCGGGAGTCCTGACCCAAAGACTCCCGACCCCTTTCCGGACACATTGGGTAAGAAACCTTGCAGCGCTTTTTTAAGAGGGTCTAAGATAAACTGCTTGTTTAGTTCGTTCGAGATCGACAGCAAAATATTACGTGCGAGGTTTTTCATCGCCTCGCCGAAGCTCTGCGTGCCCTGCAGAATGCCTTGCAGCGTTTGGTCCAGACCTTTCTCGATGCTGTCGAAGACGTTTTCGAAGCTCTCGCGCAGCGCCTGCACGCCTTCGAGGTTTTTCAAGCGATCGTTGAGCACTTGGATCTTCGGGTCGAGGGCGTCGAGACCCTGGTCGATGAGCTTTTCTATTTCAGCGCGGGTGGCGGAGATCGACGCGCCGACTCCGTCGAAAGTGCCGCCGAACACCTGCGCGCGGGTGGAGATCTTGGCCAGCTCGCGGTCGAGGGCGGCGAAGTCGGGCTCGATACCGATATCTTGCAGCGCTTTATTCCATGCCAGAGCCACGTCGGCGGCGATCTGCTCTTGGCTGGCGCCGGCCTTTTGGCCGATCTCGGTGATCTTCTTGGCGGTCTCGACGAATTGAATTTCGATCTCGGCGATGCGCTTGGTCGCCGCGCCGCCGGGCGCGCGCACGTCGATGGCGCCGAGTTGTAGACCTTGCCTGATTTCGTCCAACTGGTCGCGGAACTCTTTCGCCTTGTCGCTGGCCTTGGCGAGATCTTCGTCGACGTTGAGCCATTCGGCGGAGTCCTGATTGAGCACCTTCCCCAGCGCCGCGATCTTGTCCATCTCCGTGGCCATTCGCGTCAACTGCAAATTGGCGCCGAGGATGCGTTCCTTGATCGTCGCGAACTGCGAGTCTAAACCCTTGGGGATGGGAATCTTGTCACCGGCGAGCTTGTCCTTGAATTCCTTGAATGCGGCGTCAAGCTGTGCGCCCAGCTCCGCCTGGGGTCCGAGTGATAACCCGACCTGTTTGGATTCCAGCCCGTCGAGCTGCTTGTTCAGCCCCTCAAGAAAACTCTGGGTCTGATCGATCTGCTTTTTGTTCGGTAGGGCGACAAACGGCGCCTTTGGCTTTTCAGTCGGCTTGGTCAGCCGGGTAAATTCCTCGCGCAAATTTAAAAGCTCATCGCGCGATTCTCGTACCTTGGCGATTTCGACCTCGATGAAAAGCGGCGTCGCGCCCGACTGCTTTATCTTGTTCTCAGCCGCCGCGGTGGCGTCGAGTATCGCCTTGCTCGATAAGCCTTCGATCTTGCCGGTAGGCAAGTTGAGTATCTTCCCCAGCGCAGCGCTGGCTTTGTCTATCTCCGGCGCGATAGCGGCGCCGTCCCGGATCGCGCCGAAAGCCCGCAGGACGTTCGCCAACCCCTCGGCGCCGACGGCGAGCATGTTGTTTTTTAGACGGGTGAAAGCGTCGCCCACGTCATCGATTGCTTTGATGGTGTCGGCGGAAACGCCTTGTGATTTCAGTTCCTCGAAGCGGCCGATCAACTGTTGAAAAACCGGCCCCAATTCCTTGGCCGATTTGCCGAGCAGCGTGAATAACAGGGTGTTGCGCTGGATCGGGTTTTCGATCTTCGCCAGGGCCTCGGAAACTTGCTTGATGAAGTCGTCGGGGCTGGCATTACGCAGCGCGTCGAGATTGAGACCGAGCGCTTTGATCGCGACGGCCGCCTTATCGCTATCCTCGTCGATGCCGCCGAGGTTTTTTTGCAAGTTAAAAACGCCGCGCCCGAAGGCGTCGAGAGAGCTGCCCGATTCTTCGACGACCGATTTAATACCGCTCAAGGCTTCGACCGAGATACCCGTCTGATCGTGGAGATTTTGCAGGCTGTCGGCAAAATCAAGTATCTGCTTCGTGGCGGTGACCGCGCCGCCAATCGATAGGCTCACACCTAGAACAGAGGCAAGGTTCTGCGCCAAGCCGGAGATTTTGCCGAAGCTCGCCGAAAAATTCCCCTCCAGCGTTTTCAGCTGGGTTTGAATCTTCGCCAAATTAGCTTCGATACTAACTACGTGTCTGATTTCATCGGCCATTTTAATTTTGTAGGGGCGGACCTGCGTGTCCGCCCTCTTCGGACGGGCCGACACGCAAGTCGGCCCCTACGACATTTTATTGTCCCTCTATTCCTCGACCCTCCCGTTCCTCGACGGCGGTGTGCCGATCACCGTGCCGCCGGCTTGCTCCGTCCACGCGGCGAGCATGAACGCGGCCTCGTCTGGGGTCATGTAATGAACTGGCGGTGTTGGTGGCGGAAACGGGAGATAATCTTCAGTCGATCGGGGCTGGTCGGAAGAGTTACGAAACAGGTTGAACAGCGAGGCCATGATAGTGGCCGTCACTCGGTGGCTGCGGTTGGTCTTTTCTTTCCATTGCTCCATTAGACCGTCGAACTCTATTGGCGTTAGATTCCAAAACTCGGCATCACTCAGTTCAATTTCGACTCGGCCAACGGTCCAGCGTTCGAGCCAGCGCCGTTGGGCCGCTTCGTAGGGTTGTCGCCAGGGTCTCCATCAGAGGGCGATTCTTGAATCGCCCCTACGTCGTCCGCTTTAGGCGCCGGCCAGCAGAGTGCGCACGCCTCCATCAACTTGCCGTTGACGTAGTAACGGTCGTCAATCAGGTCGCGGACTTTGTCGAGGGTGAGCTTGTCGTCCTCGATGAGCAGCGCGTGAAAGAGCAACGCTTCGGTCAAATCCATCGGGAAGATTCTGCCGGGCAACGCTGAGTTGATGATCGTCTCGATGGCCGCCCAAGTCTGGACACTGGCGCCACGTTGGCGATTGATCGCGATCTCGGTCGCTCTCAAGACGCCATGGGTCAAGACAATATGCCGGACCTTGTCGAGCTCTATTTCAATGGGCGGGATGACTCGCATCTAATCCCCTTTGTTTACCAGACGAAGACCGGCAGACCGGAGCGTTCGAGGTTAAACTTTAATCGCATGCCACGGGTCAACTCGATCGGTGCATCCAACCCCTCGACGAAGGCGTCGAACGTTTCCGTGCTCACGCCAGCGTTTGGCAATCGGACGCGCCACGTCAAAAGCGTCCCCGCGAGATTATCGGCGAAGAGCTGACGGTGCATCGTGTTGTCGGGGTTGAAAACCAACTCGCACGGGATCGCGCCCGGGTCTTTCAACAGCGCCATTTTTTCCTTAACACCGCCGGTCGAATTCATGCTCGTGATTTCGTCTTTGTCAGTGGTGATGCTGCCGAGGCCCATTAGAGTGCATTGGGTCACTTCCTCAAACGTCCCTGACGATGGATTTTTTCTCTCCAGTTTACTGCCAATTGGGAAAAAGCCGGTTGTTGACATTTGTGTCTCCTTCTGTGAAGGCGTCTAGCGTTTCAAATTTAGCCGGCCGGCAATTGCCCTTTATTCCGGCCATTTCAGGGCTTGGATGCTGAGGTCCGCAGCCGAGTCGCTGTAGGTAATCTGCAAATGACCGTTAACGTCTTTCCAGCGACTTGCCGGCGCCGGCGCGTGGATACGCTTCGTAGTCAGCGCGGCGATCGAGACGACGAGATTATGGTCACTGCCTTGGTTGCACGCCTCAACGCTGTCGATCGTGACCGTGCGCGCTAGAGTGGCATGGGCATTGTTAACGACGAGAAATTCCTTGCCGCTGTAGTTCTGCACGGTGTCGCCGCCCGCGGTCGCCGCCGCCAAGGTCTGGGTTGATTCACCGCCGCTAAAAGTTGCCACTGTCAGATTAGCCATAAATCCCTCCGGGAATAATTAAAAAGTGATATGTGAAACATCACACAGCCGGGTTTTTTCGGTCACGGTGGTACATAACTAACAATTGTATATCGGCTCCCGCTTGCGGCCATTCGCGATCGAGAAAGAGCCAGCGCGTGGTTTCCAGCTGCGTGTTGAGCGCCAGGCCGCCGCGCGTCGGGTCAGCCATGACGGCTCCCTCAATGGCGGGCAGGATGTCCTCCAACTCGTAGCCGGCTTTTTGAAAGCTCTCCTCGACCACCACGCGAACAATAAACTTGAGAGACATATCAAGAGCGCCGTCCGTGGTGACAACTTCAGCCGGCTCTTCGATGGGCATGATGCCAGCGCAAGGTTTTTCCAGACGACTGGGTTCGAAAGAACCGAATCCGACGCTGCGTAGCGCATCAATTGAAGTGAGCGCGGTTTCGACATTTTGAATAATCCGCTTGCGGATCGCATCCATCTTTCACAATTGATAATGGATAATTGAGAATTGAGAATGTTCCGAATCCGAAATGTCTCTCATTGTTAATTCTCCATTATCCATTATCCATTAGCGTACATTCGCCAATGCGCGATTGATTTCGATCGGCAACTTTTCCTTGATGTAAGCGCCGACCGTGGCCATGATCTTGCGCCGGGAAAATACCAGCGCGACGGATGGGCCGAACAGTTCAGCCATCCGGCCAGTCGTGCGCCGTCGATGCGGGATTAAAATAGAAGCACCGCCACTGCCGCGCAGCGGCGTGAATCGTGACGTGCCCGTTGCCACTTGCTCGCCGATCCTTTTAAAAACACCGGTATGGGAGATAGCCTTTTCGCGTTGCCGTTTGCTTGCGACTTTCGCGATAAACGATCCGGGGATTAACTTGCGCAGCGGTCCGTAGGACACGCCTGCGACGCGTGGCCGGCGCTTAGCTACGCTACGTGGACTGGGGCGAAGCTCATAAAGTGGAATACGATCAACGCGCGCCGCCTGTCCGATCACCTTGGCCTCAAGTTTTTGCGTTGTGGCTCTCTCCATCGTTAGGTTGCGGCGGATGGTCTTCTGCGCCGTGGCACCCACGTCTTTTTGAATCTCCCGCACCGATAGGGTCAACGCGCCAGCGGCGACCTTATTGATCCCCGCCGCGACGGGGCGCGGATATTTTCCGACCGCCGCCCGGAGCTTGCGCCCCAGGGCTACGTTGTCGGAGCGGATGGTGAAAGATTGAGCCATTTTCTTTGTAGGGGCGGACCTATGTGTCCGCCCTTTCCGACGGGCCGACACGCAGGTCGGCCCCTACGGTTTTTAAAATTATGTGTTCTCCTTGAGCTCGATCACCGAGGCCGGCTTGGTGCAGAGCATCAATGGATTGGACTGGGCCTCGACCTTGATCGACTTGGCACCCTCGGGCATCCAAATCCTGGCCTCAATGGGCATACCGTCCGCTTGTCCCGGCATTTGATTGACCCGGTCAATGTAGTCGCTGGGACCAAAGGTGCTGCCGAACAGGCCGGGCACGCCGACGGCATAAAGATAAGCTTTGGTGGTATCGATATAGCTGACGCCACCGACATTGCCGCGGTAGTTCGTCCAATTGACGCCGCCGAACGGGAAGGACTGATAGGCCATGTTTTGCTGGGAAAATCCCTGCGCCGCGGCCCAGTTTAAATAAAATTTCTCGACGTTGGCGTGTCCCGTGAACTTGTCAAAGAAACTATCGCCGCAGATCGCGACCCAGTTGCGCACGGTATTCTGTCCGTCTTTTAGCGCGGTTTGCGCGAGACGAATGGCGGCGCGGATTTTGTTGATGACGATGGTGCCGGCGGTGTCGAGGACCATCGTCTGGGTCAACTGCGTCACGCTGAATTCGGTGAACAGGTTGTAAAGCGTGGCGCCGTCGGCGTCGAGAATAAGACCACGCAGGGCGCCGATGCGATGAAATTCCAGCGTTGCCAAAATCCGGCTGCGCAGCTTCGCGATCTTTTTGTCCACCAGGCTTTGCACGGTCATCAGTTGCTGGGTCGGCGTCTGTCCGGCGGCGTAGCCGCGAATGTCCTGGACCTGATCGGCGGTGATGGCGTCCTCGACGGCGATACGCGGGCATCGGAAATCGCGCACTTTACGAGCATCCACCGAACTCGGCGAGGCCGGGGTGCCGCGTGGGCTGGTCTGCACCAGGGTCAGCGTGCCGTACTCTTCCTCGATGGCGATCTTGGTGGTGGGGCTGTTATCGACCTCATAAAGTCCAGAGTCGCCAAGGAATCCCGGCATATGATCGATGTGACTGATCGTCTTCGACAAGTTCAGCATGCTAAAGGCGTCGTTCGCAAAAACATCAATTACGTCTGCCATGATGGTCTCCTCTTGAGGGCGGACACATAGGTCCGCCCCTACGTTATTTTTTTAACCTCGCTAGTCGACGACGATGTTTAGGCGGCGGCGGAACTCTTGCACCGCTGCTTGTTTCAATGCCGCACTGATCGCTGCGCCATAGGTCAGGTCGGCGCCATTGATGACCGCGTCGTGGGCGACGATCACGCCGGGAAGATCGCCGGCGGTGGCGTCAACCTTGCCGAGCAAAACGCCAGCGATGTTCTGCCGCCCGTCGTAGGTGGACGGGATCGGGTCCCAAGCGACCAGCTTGCCTTCGTCGCGCTCGCCAATGTTGAACACGCACACGTCGAAATAGTTGGCGACGATAAAATCGGTGGCCTCGGTGATCGTGAAGTTTAGTTGCCGGTGGCCGGCTACCACCCATGTCCCGCTGGCGCCGGCGACGACGTAGCCGACGTTGACCTGCTCGCCATCGGGGCCGACAACCTTGAAGGCGCCGCCGTTGGTGATCGCCTCGATATTTTCGACCCGATAATTGCCCGGCTTGGCGTCGGGGCCGAGGGTGATCGCGCTAATGGTGCCGGTGCCGGTGCC